AAAATACTTCAAATATGGACGTTTTATATTCTGGTCGATAGTGGGTAAGGGTACGGGTGTGAAAGTCCCGTATTCGGGGAATTAGACCCCTTAGTTACCAATCTGGGTGTCTCATAGTGTTGATTTTATCAAGGCAAGACTGTAGATTGTTAAAATTAATCTTATCATCTTTAAAAGCTTTAAATATTCTAGCCCTATCTTTTACTGGTAATCCTTCAGATTCTACAGCTAATAATTTCTGTATAAAGTATCTTTCGTTATCGCTCATCTTCCCTGACCATTATTATATAATAATTTATAAATTGTTGCAGCTAATTCTTCTCCACTCATTTCATTTAATATATTTTCTATCATACTATCTGTTAATTGCATGAATTGTTCCTGAGTTTTTCCCTTATTTTTTTCATCTGTATGTCTAAAATATGCATGTAATGGTTCGTGCAATAGAGCAGTTAAGGGTCTTTTAAATTCTTGCATTAATTGTTCTCTTCGTCTATCACTCATCCCTTCATCATTAGATAAAAGTTTAATTGCTTGTTCTTCGGTTGAACCTGGAACATTTTGTCCCATATAAGTCATCAAATCTCTTTGAATATCAGGAATTTTTCCTGTCGCATAAATATTGAAAGTGTCTGGAACTGATGATTGCATCGATATTAAGTTTTTAATTTCTGAGCTCCACCTATCCTGTTCCTCCATATTTAATATTTCTTGTGTATAAGTATTCCCTTCTCGTTCTAATCTTGATTTTATCTTTGGTGGATTTCTTCGTAAATTATCAATAGAGCGTGATAAAGCAGGAATATACTCTCCACCAATGATGTCCCCACTAGATGTTTCCTCCTTATTTATAAAAGTTTGAGGAAAATTATATCCAACTAAACCTCCAGGGGCGTCTCCCTTTTCTATTCGACTCATAATATCTTTAAAGACCTTATTTGCATCTTTTTTATCTGTTTCATGTCCCATAAAATTCATGAGAGCTTCTTCAGTAAACCCCAAATTAAATAATTTAAGCAAAACTTCAGTGTTAATAGGAACGTATTTCTCCTGTTCTAATGGTATATTGGTTGCTCTAATATACTTTCCTGGATTGTAAGCTCCTGGAATATTAATTTGATTTTGTGGCATTATCTACCCTGTCCTCTGTACGCTTTACGGTATCTTTTCTTACTACCTTTAATACCAAATTTAGAACCTCTACCATTACCTATAGAAGTCTTCTTCGGGCCACGTCTCTGTGAGCCATCTCTGATTCTGAATAAAGACATTATTTAATCAAATCCATCAACGCTCTAAAAGTATTTTTAATATTTGATTCAGTACCTTGATGTATTGTTCCAGACATTCCAGTTCTTTCAATCTCCTCCATCGCTTCTAAGAGATTCTTATCTATAGTATAACGATATTCAGCCGCCATTTTAGATTTAGCAGTTGGTTTCGTTAATGCTCCAATCTTGACAACTAAATCTTCTAAATCTGCAACTGCTCTATATGGAGCGTCCTTATATTTAGGTCTGAATCCTGCACTTTTTAACAATTCTGCTGTTTTTGATTCTAACTCAGATTGATAAAGAGCTTCTTCGGGAGACATTCTTCCAAGTCTTAAATCCCTGCGTTTTGTAATCTCTTTAAGACCAAGCTCTCGCATTCTTGGACTCATAAGAGCATCCAACTTTAAATCTTTCATCATTTTAATCCATTCAAAAGTTTTTGGTGTCATCGCTTTAGCTCCTTGACCCGGCATTACTACACCCATCATCAATGATTCTAAATCTCCACGCGTAAATGGTTGCGTAGGTTGACCAAAGATATTTTTACCAGCGGGATAAAGAACTTCTGACATTTTAGCTTCTTGTTTTTGGATTAAATCATCCATAAAACTATGAGCTGTTTCACGAAAGGTTGGTAAATCAGCAGAGGTTTGATATTTACCGCCAGTTAATAATGATAGTAGTGTATTGTCATCCATGATTACCTTTCAGTTGGTGCTATAATAGCATCCATTCCATATATATTTTTATATTGACTTATTGCTGAATTAAAATCCCTAACTTTTTGTTTATAAAGTTTATCAAGTTCTAATTCTTCTTGTTGGAACTCTGGGTTCAATTTACTATAATATAGTTGATACCGAGTTTTCTTACCAGTCGTCTTCTTTCTCCAACTGCTTGGAATTGGTCTCATACGACTTATTGTTGATTTTAAAATACTTTTAGCCATCTTTCTGGCTTTATGAGGTTGTTTTATAAGAGCTGGGTCTTTCTTGATTTCATCATGAATAACGTAATTCAAGGCTGAATAATAGGCTCTAGCTTTTATGTCTGGGTCATCAGCCCAAAACGATTCCTTTACTGTGCGATAAAAGGGACTTCTGGTGGTAAGAAAATCAAGCTCATCACCAAAAGTAGGTTTAGCTCTAAAATACACATCTGAAAACTGTCTTTGTCTACGTCTAGAAGCTTCGACCTTCTTCTCTATTGGGGCTGTAAATCTGCGAACCACTCTTGTCGCATGGTTTAAAAATACGATGTTTTCTTTAGCGAGGTCTTCAAGAGACTGTTCAACTTTTTTCTTTCCTTGTATCGTAGCAGATGTTTCTCTGTATAGGGATGTTACCGCTCTGTATACAGCTGGTTTATAGGATTCAACTACTGTACCAAATTCATCAGCCCCATTACTTAAAATACCCAAACCTTCAGCTCTAATAAACTGAGCCCAATATTCCTCTGGCATGGTTTTGAATCTATTACGAGCCTCCTCGCCAAGAATACCGTAGTACATAGAATACAAAGCCTGACCCGCTAAGGGAACAAGAGTAACGTATCTTAATAATGGTACTGGATTTCCATCTACAATAGCAGGTTTTGCAACACTATTATAAACATTCTCAGACATTCTATATGCAACCCTATAGAACAATGTCAAAGGCTTTGACCACCATTTTCCCATCCATTTTGGTACAAACGGCAAAGAGGGGCCACCTTGAGTAATCAAGTGAGACATCTGTCGAGCTTTATCTATATATTTTTTTCTGTAATGAAGTTTTTCCACTCCGAGACTCATCATATCCTTTACTTCAGCGGTAGTAAATTTAAAAACTTCTGTCAAAGTACGCAGAGAAGTCTTCTTGCTAATACCTCTATTCATTGGCGTTTTTATATTATTCAAGTTATTAATATGAGTTTCTAGCATTGGTTTTGCAGCTGCTACAGAAACAATACGGTTTACAATTTCAGTTGGCCTCATTAAACCGGGACTGTACTTTGTATATCGAACCCTTCCAGTCATAAGAGCGTGAACACCAGCCTCCTTCCCTCCAAGCAAACTTGTCATTGAGCTATAATCTGAGAAATTGGAGAATGTTTCATACAAACCCCTTACGGCTCCACGAAATCCGTATACAGTAGCATTAAAAGTTTGACCAAGTATCAAGTTCTTTACACCAGAGATTGGACTGGAAAGACCTATTTGAGCTGTTCCCATCGTTAAATGAGTTAACACCTTTTCCATTAGTTTGTTCTTCTGAGTAGAATTAACCTGCAATTCTAATTGACTTTTAGCCCAATCTGAAAAACTTTCATTTGTTTCTAAGGTTAATCTTGCAAGTAAATTAGCGGTCTCCCCATCATTTCGAGCTCCACCTCGACCAAAATATTTATATGTAGGAATAATGTGAGCAACTTTTTGACCATATCTCGTGACTATCTTATCAAAATTACGTTCATATACATCTATGGAGCGTCCAACTTCTCTTTTATTACCCGCTTTGTCAATTATAGTCGAACCTTTCTTCACTGGTTTTCCATTTATATCTTTAAAAGTTTCAACTTCTATTATTCTATTCGTACCCTTTTCTATCAATACGACTGGAGGAAGCTCTGCTATTCTTGTCCACTGAGTACCAAACACCCCAGCACCGTCCAACCAGTATTGTTTTATTGCTTCTACATGGGCTAGAGCGGCTTCAAATTTTTCCTGTGGAGTTCCTTTCATTCGGATAAACTCAGGGTCAGTACGAGAAATCTTTTCCGCCATATGGTGTCTAAAGTTCTCGTCCATCCCGACTAGGTTCCTAAACTCGTCAGTCACCATCCGCATCAAATAGTTTTCTTGAATATGATTTTTAAAGCCAGGCTTCTTAGCCTTCGAATCTTCATACATCTTCACATTCTTACGACCATCTGCAACATCGACTTCTTTAGAGCTAAGTTTACGAAACTTGATAAATTTATCACCCTTCCACTCTGGTATAAATCTTTCCTTTCCGACTATAAACCATCCGTTATCAAATTCTCCAGTTTCCAACTCCTGCCTTAAGCTTTTCAAATACTCCAGCTCTTTTAAATCAGATGGTTTCTTCGAGTTCCCTCTCGAATCAAGAAACTCGTACCCCTTTACAACCCTTAAAGCATCCCACGGAACTTCTAACTGTATCAATGTTCCATTCTTATCATAAGCTTCAAACAGCAACTCTTCTTTACCATTTTTACGAGAATTTTTTGCTTCAACTCCACTCTGTATCATAGCCACCATAAGACCGTCGCTCAAAATTTGGTATGAGTTTATTATATCCTTTAGGGGTAGTCCATCCAATATCGGGTCATAAAAATCTTTATACTTACCATCAAGAACAGACGATAAAGCTTCGAATTGCTTTTGATTTTTAATGGGATTTTTACTTAGATGAATTTTTCTCAAATCCGCTTTCCACTGCTCTACTTGACCAGACACAGCTTGTCTCGTAAGCTCAAAATCAATCTGCTTACCAGCTAATATTTGAGCTGCTTTACTCTTTGCCATCCCAAGAACGGTATAGGTAGGTAGGGTAATCTTTGCAACTCCGTAAAGAAATTTTCTCCACTTGGCGTCAACTTTGCTCATGAACTTCTCTGGGGGCACAGTAGATGAAAGTTTATTTTCAAATGTAATCGTATTATCCTTAGTTACGAACAATGCATTGGCGCTCACAATTTCTTCATATGTCATTTTACTTGACTTGCCTTCGCTCTTTGGAAAAAATAATTTTACCATCGCTTCAAATTCGTTTTTATTTACACCCGATTCTCTTTTTGTTTTTTCAAATTTATTTTGCTCTTTACGAAATTCAACTGTTTCATCCCTCATATTGGACTTTTTATCAGCGATAATTTTTATTTGGGATTCAACTCCTTCATTACTCATCCAATGTGTTGTAGCCCAATCCTCAGCTTCTTTTCTTGTTTTAAATCTCAAAGGTTTACCATCAAGTTTCGCTTCTCCCATTTTCACAGGCTCAGTAACTCCATTTACAACCCTATCATATTCAGTAGTAACGGTAAACGGCTTCTCATTCAAAGGGTCGAACTCAGGATATGATTCATACGCTTTCTTATCTATTAAAGTATTGGGCCTCATTTGATTCATATCATACCAACTATTCGGGTCTTGCTCGTCAATATTTCTGAGCCTTTCCCAATCTTCTCTAGCTTTCTCTCTTTCTTTGCTAAGCGTCTCTCTGACCCTTTCAACATAAGATTCTTCAAAGCTTTTAGAGCTCTCAGGAGTTACTCCTTTTTCTAATAATTTACTTGTATTTTTTAAAGTACCCTTAGATTTCGGATAATATGTTTTAGTTGTTGGTACTTTTATAGATTCTTGAAGTTCAAAACTCCATTCTGTCCGTTCAGACGGAACTTCTATAGCTTCTTTAGCTCTTTCTTTCGCGTCCCGACCTCTAAGTTTATCAGTAAATAGCTTTGAAAACAATGGACTATTTTCATTATATACCAAAACCCCATCTCTTTCGACCATTATTGGCTGTTCTTTTATCTTCACCAACTCTGGGTTTTGAGATTCGAAAGCCTGGTCTGGTCGGTCAGTATTTTTTGCGTTATTTATTTTTTCTCTTACAGACTGTGGCATTTTAGTCCCAATAGCAATCTTCTGAACCTGAGAACCGCCATGCGTGCGTACTTCAAATACAGGGTAATTTTCAGCTACAAACTCAGCTCTCAGTCCCTCTGGCACGATAACTTCACCCTTTTTAAAATCAGACATCTTGCCAACGTATTTACCTATACCAGCTGTGCTATAATCAAAAGATTTTGTATTCTCATTCCACAATGGAATTTTTACATAGTCTCCTTTTTGCCAATGTTCAGGAACATCTCCCTTTGATTTTGTAATTTCTCCAGTTTTTCGAGATATTACTTCTGGCCCTTCCATGAATTCTACATTTTTTTCCTTAACAGCAGACCTCTGAAGAGCAAATAAATTATCTTTTAAACTTTCAATAGTGTTATCTATTATCTTTTTATCTTTATTATATTGCCATTTTATACTAGAACGCTGTCCATCGTTTGTCGCCTTATCTAATTTAGCGTCCCTCTCAGCTCTTTTCTGAACCAATTCCGCTTCAAAATCAGCAATCTTTTTTTCTATAGATTGAATTTCACGAACACCTGATTTATCTTTAAATGGACTCTTAATCTCAGGAGGAGCTCCCCTTTCTCCAATGTCTACAACTGTATAATCTCTGCGACCAGACCCTATTGCATCTCGATAATGTTTTTCTTGTGTCTCTAAGTCTTTTAGTATCTTCTCATCACTAGAATCTAGTTCTCTTGGCAATACTCGCTCCTGCTTTATATTTAGAGCGTGTCGTTGAAATTTTTCACCAAAATTTAACACAGCCTGTTCTCTAGTAGGCCCTGTGATTCTACCGTGAGCTCCATCAGCTATATCTTCATAGAGGACTTCCCATCTAGCTTTTTTTACTTTTTTGTTCTCGAAAACTCTCAAAATACGAACACTTCTACCAGCAACATTCAAGTCTTGGAAATGCATCTTTGACAGTTCTTTTGTTGCTAAAACCTCTCCAACAGAGTCAAATAATTTATTAATACCCTTACCATCCTTGATGTTCTTAATGCCAGCATCACTAATCTCAGGTATAGTTGTTCGAATCGCTGTTTCAAGTTTTTCTTTGATATGAGCTCTGCTTAATCCCTGTCTTGCATAATGAAATAGAAAAAGAGCAGCTCCATGTATAAACCTTTCTTCCATTGACATATCTGTCTGTAGAAGGTCTGAATACATACCAGCCCCAAGAAGCATTCCTGGTTCTAATGCGTATTTAACGCCCTTAGAAGTAGCCCCTACCATTGTCGGCAACCCAGCAACAGAAAATACAATACCTGCCGCAGTATCAGCTGTAAGCGATTCTAGCCTACCTTCTATTCTGTCTAATGGGAATCGTGTCTGTCCATACAAATTAAAAGCAACTACGTTATTAGAAAATAAATTAAGAGACCTTGCTAATTTTGGATTCTTCTCAGCTATCTTGAGTATTTTATTTCTGTACGGTTTTATCCTGCCAAGAGCTCCTGTAAGATGAGGCATTTCCTTAGCTGCTACCGCTTCAATAATATCCTGAGATTTACTAGTTGTTAATTTTCGAGCTAAATTTTCAAATCTCTCAGCTTGAGCGATTTTACCCATTTTTCTAGCTTTAGTGGCTGAATCTTTGGCTTTTAAGAACTTACGAAACGTACTTACAGCCTTCGCTCCCTTAGCCCCAGTAGCAGCTATTCCACCAACACCACCCGTAACAGCAGAAGCTAAAATAAAAGATGGGACTGCTCCGACCAATCCACCCAATGCCGATGCCCACAGCTCAGAAGATTCGTCTGGTGGGGATAATTGAGACTCATATTTACCGAATGGAATAGCAGAGGCTTTTGCACTATCCCAAAATCTACCCATGAAAGTAGCATCTCTATATTCCTGGTCTGGAACTGAAGAACCTACTTCACGAGCATTCCTCTGAGCTCTTTCTAAATCTGTTTCTACATAACCAAAATCAAGACCAGGTAAAGTATCTAAAGTATCTTGAGCCGGATGAAGCCATGAGGTTGAGTCTTGTATAAAAGAGTCTGAACCACGTACATAGTCTTCATAAAGCCATTGAGCCTGTTGTTCGGTAGGTTCAGTAGGGCTATCAACTTCAAATTGATAACCCTTATAGTTAACAATCCATGTTTGCATTTTTAAATAAAATTCTTCCTTAGTTTCGCTTAACTGAGGACGCTTTTAAACGAGTCGAAAATCCTGTATCAGTTGTTCCTTGTTCACTATCAACTTCCACCTCTTGATACAATGGTACTCCAAATTCATTCATAAAATTAGGCCCGGTATGTGATGTCGAATTTACAATATATATATATTTAGGAGCAGACTTAAAAGATGAAGGAGAACCGAATCCATGAAGGGTTCCAGTTCTATCCACATCTATCTCTTTTATTCCCGTAAGCTCAAATCTTTTACCAGAAGATTTCTCAATAACAGTCATACCCTTTTGAACTATCATGCTACTGCCATCTTTAGGATTTTTAACAGTAGGTACATACGATTTTAATCCATCATGATATTTGCTTGATAGTTCAATGTATGCATTTTTATTATCCTTACTATCATGTAAAATCTCAACATTATTTGGCCCCATTTGAGTTACTCGAATTCCAGACATAACTTGTTCTTGACCTGTAAACTTATTTAAAACTTTCACATTTTGCAGACCACTATAGTCTTTAATTTCACCAGGAGACATTATATTTAATACTTTATTAAACTTTAAAACTGTTCCAGTCTTTTGGTCTGTATTGACTTTTGAAGAGTCTTCTGGGTCTGTTGTGGGAAATCCTGTTTCTGGGTCTAATCTCAGTATAGCATCCTCAATATTTTGTTGAACTGGATTCTTCCAATTTTGATATTTTGTAGGTAGCATTTTCATAACTCTCTTGTCAAGAGACTCTCTCAATAGAGTATATTTTTCTGCTGAGATATTATCTATCCACATACCATCATCATCTTTAAAAGCGGTATCATAACTAGCAATATGCTGTGCGTACATATTTTTAATAAAACGTAAATCAGTACCCTTTTGACTAAACAACCTATTCAATACAGTCTGGGCTTGTGGCAGTCTACCCTCATCTATATCTTCCATTATATTGGTATATTCAGCCTTTGTTAACCATTTCCCCTTATCAGTAACAACATCGTAACCAGACTCTGCAAGCTCTGTTAAGAATTGCTTATTAGATTCGTTAAGAAATTTATTTTGATGCTGTTGCATTTGAAAACCATAGGCAGATGATTTACCTGTTAATTGATTTTTAGTTGCTAATATTTTAGCTTCACTCAAAGCGTCTTTTATTTGCAAGAATGTAGAATTAGGGTCTTTAACTATATCTTCGTAACTTCTTAATTGAGTATTAACACCGACTTGTTTCTCTAAGCTTTCAACTCCAGCACTCATTCCTCCTGCTCCAAAAACATCCATAAGACGTTGATTGTCTTGCCTCCCCCACTCTAATGCATCTTCAGGATTTTCAAATTGACTAAATGTATACCGATTATCAGCTTTTAATTCCCTTCTTTTTCTATCTTCACGGTCTGATTGCTTTTCTTGATATTGAGCAATTAATGTATCTCTTTGCAGCTTACTCTTACCATAAGCCAACAGGCTATCTGTAATATTCTTGGTAGCTTCAGCCCAAGGGTCTCTATATCCGTATCTTGATATGTATCTTAAATCATCTATTGCGCTAGCCATATCTATTCCTTATCCAAAATTTTGTTGACTCCACCATTCGTCAAATCTTTGTTTATCGTAAGCAAGCATTTTGTCATAATAATTAGGTCTCCAATTCCTATCTCTACTTCCAATTGGAGTATTACTTAAATAAGCATTTGCTTGTAAAAGAGCTGTATCATAACCTATATCTGGGCCTCTTCCGGCATCTGCGTTTTGTGATTTAATATCAGCTGCCGCTGACCATCCTTGTCTCATATTACCTTGTATAGCGGATAGTAAACTACTATACTTATTAGCTACTCCCTCACTTATTCTTGCCAAATTTTGAGATAAGGTATCTTCCATTGTTCTTCTCAACATTGGATTTTTCTTCCTACCCATCTTTAACCCTGGGACTCCTCCGCCTGTTTCAGAAATTAAAGCTTGTTGAGCGGCTTTACGCTCAGCTCCTCTTTGCTGGTCTCCATATGCATATACATTTTGTATATCTTCAAATAAACTAGACAGCATAGGAAATCCTTGAAATCTATCAGAGTAATCTGGCGACACTCCAAACATTTCAGCCCATTCTTCTGGAGATACTCCTTTTTGCATATCTCCATAACTTCCTTCAACAAAAGCTTTAAACAAAGCCTGCTGTCTCTCATCAAGAGAACCAATATCACTTGCGAATTTTGAAATTAAATCTGAAGACTTTCCATAGATATTTTCCCCAGATGTATGCCCACCAAGAGTTTGACCAGTAGTGAATGCATAAGCTTTATGACCAGGGTCTATTCCTCCAGCCTTCGCTGACACTCCAGCATTAAGTCCAGCCATTGACCCTAAAGTTGTATCATCTATTGGTAATTTAGCTGAGTTTGCTCCAAGATAATTGTTTACATCAGACATCAATGAAGATGGTCTTGAATATAAATTATTGTTGTTTAAATAATCATCGTATAAAGCCATTACTTATTCCTATTCTTTTTATCTCTAATTCGTTGGAAATTTTAATCTCATATAAGGATTCTTTAAATAACTTCCCCAATCATATGGATTTTGACTCATGTCTATATCTCCACCACTAGACATACCTTTTTGAACAAGACTTAATAAATCTCCAAATCCCCTTTGTAGATATGATTCTTGACCAGCTACAAATTGTTTCGACAGGTCTGCAGCTGTAATATTAGAAGCATCTGACGCTGCACTTAAATAAGGGTTGGTCTGAGACGCTTTAAATGTTAAATATTGTAAGGGTGTTGTTATTGCTGTTGTCAAAGCTCTAGGAGCAACAGCGGCTTGAAGTTTATCAATAGCTGAATGAGCCGTAGATTCAACTTCCGCAACATCTTCAAGTCCATACAAAGGTCTTTGTCCTTCAGGCATATATTGAGCAACATCCTCTCTAGTTAATTTATTAGCAATAGAAGACTGTCCAAGTCCACTTACAGTTCCGCCTACAAGAGCTCCTGCAGCTAATTTTGTAGGCAATGTCCAAGGAGCATACATCATAGTCAAAAGACTAGCCCCCTTACCAAGTGCATCCCAAAGACCCATTCCACTTCCTGCCTTTGTCGTTTTTTCAGCTTGTCGTGCAGCGTATTTTTCCATCGCTCTATTTACAAGACCTTTTTGAGTTCCTTCCCATACTAATCCCTCTCCGCCAAAAGCTCCAGATATTCTGCTTAAAGCTGAGGCTAAGCTCATTGGGTTATATCCTCCGTTTGCCATAATATTCTCCTTACCGAGCTATGACAATAGCATCGGCTCTATTTCTTCCTGTTACTGAACGTGTTGCTCCACTAGCAGTAACATAAGCTATTTCAGTAATTGTTCCAGCCAATGTAGCTGTGCTACCTCCTAATTGACTGTAATTTGTTATTGTAATTACAACCTTACATGGGTCTGTACCTAATCCAGAACCAAATGAAAAATTTGCAGTTCTTGTTACAGTTCCATCTCCAAATCCAGCATCTCTTATTTCAGAAAATGAAGATTGACCATATCCAGACGATACAAATCTATCGGTATTGCTAGTATCCTCTGTACCCGCTCTTACAAATCCCTCAACAAGAAATTCTCCACTACCCTTTACAGCTGAAAAATCAAGTGTGTAAGTAACTGTCAATGATAAAACAGCGTCAGTATTGTCGTCATGATAAGCATCTCCGTTAGAATTATTATAATCCGTTGCATAGGTTGGGTCTGATAATGGAGTACCTGCATATGAAAAATCAGCGTCAGCAAAAGACGTAACAGTTGATGTAGTTAAAACTCTAACTCCAACATTTGCTGTTGGTGTAAATCCTGTAGCAGATTTACTTTCTGCAGATACTTGTAAAAATTGGTTGCTATTCTCATCAGAGCCTTCGACACTATATGTTTGCATATCTTTTAATATAAATAATACATCGTACTGGTCGTCATCATAATCAACTAAATTGTTATCAGTAAAGTCAAACGCTGAACCAAAATTTAAAGCAGATGCTGGTATAAATTGCATTTGTTTCGGATAATTAAACGATGAACCATCCTTTACAAATTTTAATGTTTCTGAGCCTAGTTCACTATATCTTGTTGGAGTTTTTGCATTAACCTTATAAATAGGCAATCCAGTAACATGAGCAACATTAGCTGTACCATCAGCTCCCCTTACAACATATAAAGTATTTGTCTCTACTCTACTTACATTCATATGCTCAGCATCAATTCTAATTGTATCTCCAACTGAAAATTTTGTTCCATCAGCAACTGTAATATCAACTTCATTGTCATCCAAAACTTCCCCTAAAGTTGTTCCTGAAAGCATTACCTTACTAGCGACCCTAATTCTTTCTCCACCTCCAGAAGAAACAACTTGTACAGTTCCAGCTCTTAACCCTGATGGGGTAGATGCCCATCCTCCAACTCTATCTTGTAATCTACCATGTAAAGAATTTGGTTTTTCTTGACGCTGTTGAGCTGAAGTTCTTCTTGTGTTTACTAATGGCATATTAATTAACACCTGTAGATGGTGATTTTCTTGTTGTTCTGTAAACTATTGTCATATCATTAATTTTATAATTACCAGTAGCTGTAAATTTAAATTTAAGACTAGTTACGTTTCCTATACCTTTTAAATCTATACTTTTAACTCCTCCATTTGCAGCTGTTCCCCAACTTGATGAGTCTAATCCAGACGGACTTCCACTTCCATCCTTATAATAATTACTCGTTACAGTAACTCCTGAAGATGTAGAATAACTAACAATAAGTTTTAATGGACGTTTTAATACCCCTGGATTACCAAAATCAAAATCCTTTGTCTCTAAAATCCAAGCTGTCGAACCTTGAGCTGAAGAATATTTTTTTACAGCATTACCTTCAAGCCATATACAATTATCTTGATTATTTTGCATATTACTAATTGCAGCTGATGTATATGACCCAAGTTCTGTAAAAGATTTAGTTGTAAAGTCATAAACCAAAGCATCTGATGGCTGAGTACAGTCTTGAACAATAAGTAATTGTGAATCAGGTGGATAATATCCAATAGCAGGAGAGGCCAATCCAGTCATCGGAGCAGAGTTTTTATCTAATTTTGCAGATAACTCTACTATTCCCTGGTTAGGAGACCATGCGTAAATACCTGTTTTCCTGGCCCAGCAAAC